TCTTGTGCCTCCATTGGCTCTTGCTGACTTAGCTGCCATCAGTGGAAACCATTAGCCTTGAAGAAGCGCCATGCGTTGCACATTGAGCCATAACGTTTTGTGATATATCGAATGCTCCAGTCCACCATCGAAAAGCCATCGAGTCGCCCGTACTTAGCGTTCTTCATCTGGCCTAAGCCGTAATGAGATCCGTTGCGTGCATCGACTCTCCAGTTGCTTTCCTTCTGGATTAAGGCATTAAAGCAGCTAAACTGCTCGTAGTTTATAATCCTTGAATGTGCATAAAGCTTGAGCAAATCAGTCTGTGACACTGCTTTTGCTTCTACTGTTGTGGATATTGTCAAAATCAAAATTGACATAGGAATAGCCAATAAGTTTTTATTATTTTTTATCTTTATATTTATTTTCTTTTTATTTATCTTTATTTTCAAGATATTATCTTTCAAGTATAGCGATGGATCCTGACATTCTGTCAAGGATTGAAGTCGGTGTGTCGCATCGTCCACATGTGCCTGTGGATAAGTTTGTGGATAACTATTCAAGGCCAGCCACTAGCCCATGATCAACGAGTTTGACCGAGAATGTCCCGCAACCGGAGCATTGAGCGAACCATTCGTGCATCGTTAATTCGGCTCCCTTTGTGATTAGGTGCTCTTTACGCCCATCACCATAAAGCTTCTTGCATATTGAGCAATCAAATCGCAGCAGTGGCATATTCGCTCCTGATCAATGTCTCAATTGGATTCGGATTGGACTGATCGACCCACCATGAATCCTGACGCGGATTCTTAAACCGCTTGCGTCGAGCAAAGGCTACTGGAAGCCAGCCAGCGATGTGATAAACCGGCGACTTGCCAACGACCAGAACCGCGATGTCAGTATCACGATCATTCGGATAGACAATGAGATTGCCACCGACATAAGACGTCCAGCGCACTTCTAGCCCTTGACCTACATCAGCTCCTCGTTTGCCATTGGATAGGTTGATGTCATAGTCAAGGCCGAAGTATCTGGCCACAATCATTTCAGCTCCTAGACTTTCGGCATACTCCGAAACCTGCTCATGATTATTTAGCTTGGAATTGTAGCGAATCGTCGTTCCCAGTTGCCCACTGTATGAGAACACCACATCAACGGCTCGTTTATGAATCGCCCATTCATCAGCCGCGCTGATAGTCATTTTCTGCATTTGCCACAAAACCAGAGAATCGGCTCACCAGATACATCGCGTTGATAACCGGCACGATCTAGAATCTCTATGCGCTTGCAGTGATCACACGTCTCACACTTAAACTCTGCAACAATCTTGCCATCAATTAGAGTCCGGCCAATCATAGTGTCCACATCAATCATCTCAGTCACGCGGCTCATACTTGTGGCCTCCATTGTCCATCAGATCCGAGCATGTACCAGGCTGGCGCACATTGCCTCGCCTTGACCTTTTCGGAACACATATAGCCGCCCCAGCCTTTATTTGTCTTAGCTGATGTGCCTTCTCGCCAGATCATGTGACCATGAGAACACATAGGAGCAGCAGCTACTTGAACGTTTCCTAGAGTTTCTTTGATGGTGTCAATAGCTGCTCCAAGAGTTGGAATACCGGCCTCTTCTGCCTCTTCGCGAGTCTTAAAAGATGGCACGTCTCCATGCTTTGTGCTCCAATAGTCATAAGCAACGGCAGAATCCTGAACAATCTTTGGATCGATTCGCTCGACTTGTTGCATATTTTGAACGGTTGGCCTCTTGTCCGTACCTAAAACCAAGCCCGCGCAACGGCCAATCGCAGAGGTTGTTGTATCTTCTATAAACCATTTTTTCATCTGAACGTTATAGCTATTCACGTTGCCAAAGGCGTAATCGATACCGGCTGGCTCTTGATCTTCGTAGTTACGATAAATACGACACTCGACTAGGACGTAGCCCTTTTCAAGATTCACGTCCATGATTGACGTGTGGATTTTGCCTGTTGGATAGGTAGCCCAGAATCGCTGGATCCTTGCAGCTACATCTTCATAGTTTTCTAAGAAACTCACTTTGTCACCGCCTGAGATGATGCGTGACGGCCTACGGCGCGACCGCGTTGATAGCCTTCTTTGTGGCCTTCTTTGTAGCCCATTGTGTAGCTCACAATCGACCATAAAATGCAGGCCAGACACATAAACAAGAATAAACCGATTTCACCTGATGTCATTTTTTGCTCCCGTGGGAGCCTTGTCGAATGCTCCCAGATACAGAGTGACATTGATGGCCGACATTTTCAAGATTGACTTCGGCGTGTCTATTTTTTAAGAGCGAACTCCAAGAGTAGTTGATCTAAACGCTGCTCAATCCGAGAGACTTGATCCTTGAGACTGTTGCCACCATTCGGTTGCAGCTCCCGCATGATCGACTTCACCATGAATCGCATTGACGAATAGATGGCAGTGAGCACCGCAAGAACAAGTCCACCCACCGCCGTCCATTCGCCTACACTCACTTCTTGTTACCGAATGCCACGTCTTTTGGATTAGCCCATCGAGCTAATACTGGAATGATGCCAGCAACAAGCCCCATCGCTAAATCTTTTGGATTTGTGTTGCCTGTCATATAGACGGCTAACATTCCGGCTACTGAGCTTCTCGCCCATGATGCACCTAACGCCTTAATATCTTTCATTTTTTTTTCTCCTTTGGCTTTACCTTTTGGATTGGCTCAACCACTGGATATTCTCCTGCATAGGTTGTCAAGCGAGCGCGAGCGAAACCAACAATCTCCTTGCCAATATAGCGTTGCTTAAGCATCACCATTCCGCCGTTGCGCTGATCTCCATCGCCTGACGTATTACCTTCTATGCATAACACGCTTGACTGGCCTACCTTGACCACAATTCCTATGTGGCTGATGCGATCAATGCCATCGTGTGGAAAGTCCATAAAGCATAAATCGCCAAGCTGCGGCTTATCATCAATCCATCGCCCTAGCTCTTTCATCTTATGAGCTCCGGCAGCCGTTGAAACCATTGACGGAATCTTGACTTTTGCCTGGTCAAAGACCCAGTTGCAGAATGAACCGCACCAGGGCAATCCATCGGCCTTTGTAAACTTTCCGTACTTTGTCAAATTTTCGCCAGTCTCGACCGTGCCGACTTCAGCTAGTGCAATCTCGATGATTCGTGCGGCAGTGCCGTCCGGATAACTCATTTTAGCAAAAGTTTAGCTTCTTCGGCAGAGATGCCAAGTTTTGCCAAGAGAGCTTCTTTATCTCCTGCTGCTTTTGCTTCAGAATCATCAATGGCTTTTCTTTTTGCCTGCATATTCTTAATATTAGCAATTTCATCAGCAGTTGCTTGACGCTCAATGATTTCGCCTGTTTCTACATTGTGCTCTGTTGTTGTTTTTGTCATTTTTACGCCTTTGCTAGTCCGTAGATGAATATTGATCCTGTAGATGTTTGGCTAAAGTTAAAAGTAATGCCATCAAATTGAGTTGAAGATGATTGGAATCCTGAAACAATGTCCATAGTAATATTTGATCCATTGAGATCTACTGCCACTGAGCCCTGCATTGTTGTGCTTTTGGCTTCATTGGGAGACATCAAAACAAAAGATGTTCCCTGTGGAGCATTACCAGTAGCAGAGCCTGAAGAAAACCAAATCTCATCTGTGCCTAAAACGTCCACTCCTGCGCCCGTCGATGTGCCGCTTGCATATAATCTTTGAGATTTGTAGTTGGTAGATGTATCTGTACCGCTGGCTCTAAGTCTGAAAGAAATGTCGCCTTGTGTTGCAGTTGTGCTAACAGAATTCATAACAACATAATAATTTGTGTATGTCGATGTAAATACGGAGTTTATATTGACTGTATTTTGACCAGTAAAATCTGTCTTGCTAATAAAAGTTAGACCACTTCCTGCTGCTGCTGGAGTAGCCCAGGCTGGAACACCGGCGGCCACTGTAAGAACTTGTCCAGTTGAGCCAACGCCAATTCTAGAAACTGTGCTAGATCCTGTTCCATAAATCAAGTCGCCATTTGTTGTAACTGTTGATTTTGGAATTGCTGCTGCTGCAAGATCATAAGCAGATTTGACTGCCGTTGGAGTCGCTGCCAAGACTGATGAAGTTGTCGATGTGGAATCTGAAAGTTGTACGGCTCCCACAACAGCAGTTGTGGCTGATGCGATTGAGAGAGTCAATGCGCCACTCGTTCCACCACCTGCGAGTGGGGCAGTTGTATTTACGGCAGTGATGTCTCCGACGTCATTAGTAATCCATGTAAAGGCCATGTCGGTCGCACTTGTCTTGGACAGGATTTGACCGGTTGTGCCGCCTTTTAATTGAGCCATAGACGTATCAACGGCCTGACCGAATGTGTTGAAATCTGCTGGGAGATTAGTTACGAGACTTGCGCTCGTCGGCATGACCCAGCCGAAGTTGGTAGTTGGATTTGCCATCGTTTCTCCTTAATTGACGACTAACGCGTCTGCGTAGTCAAGTGTAGGGCTGAGAGTGTTGAAAGTTTCGGCGACATTCACATCTTGCCATTCCATCGCCTGAATTGAGAATGGCAGTGGCGAAACAAGAAGAGTCACTGAGAGCTCGTTGAAAGAAGCTTGGAATCGCCAGCCCTCGACAAAGCCCAAGAAGTTTCCTGACTGCATATTGACCGGCAAGTTTGAAAGCGAAATAGGCTGACCCATAAACACATTGATAAGGGCGTCACGATCTGCATCATCGACTTCCGGATTGGTAAGTGCGAAGGTGATGGATTCTAGGAATGCCTGTGGCTGGGCTCTGAGTGTCAGATAGAAATTGGCTTGAGATAAAGCATCGGCAGAATGCTCAAGTGAAGTCGTAATCTGTTGTGCCAATTTTCCATAAAGTGCGATGGAAGCTGCACTGGTAGCCGTCTGCGTTCCAGATTTCCAAACGATTGATACATCGTTGCGAATATCTCCAGCCTTAGTCTGAATCTTGATTCCACGCCCTAGAGCTTGATTGGCATCTAGCTCTGTGTAGCCGTTAGTGGCAAGATAAATTGATCTATGATCTGCCGAGGCATAGGAGATAAGTCCAGAAGCGTCCTCGTATAAATAACCAAGTCCAGAAGTCGCAAGGTCGGCCACCAGATTCCACGTAATTGTCTGACTAGATCCACGAGCTGCAAGCTCGTAACTGCCTGGACGATCTATCTCGCCAAGCCCTGTATTTTCAGCAGTAGCCCAAGTCGTAGTTGCTGGAGTGTAATTCGCCCACGTAAGAGCTGCTGGAACCTCTGACCAGTTATTGACCAGTAAATCCTCAAGTATTGTGTAAATCTGGTCGCCATCATAATCCTTAGTTAAGACGCCATTAGTTAAGGCCTTCTGAAGCCTTGAGAGGGCTCCTAGAGCCGTGATGGTGACTTCCTGAGTAATTGCTACTGAGCCGGTCTGTGAAACTGTTACCGCAACGTCCACGATAGATCCGCCAAAGATTGGAACAAATGTGCCAGTTGTGTCTTTAACCTGGATTGATACGGCGTCATTGATTTCGGCAGTGATGGCGGCAAGGTTGAGATTGATGAGATTAAGAGTGCAATATCCGGCTTGAGCCTGCGTGTAGATATTGGAGCGTCCTGATGAGATTGAAAGGTTAGCTAGAACGACGTCAGTGTATTCAACGCCTTGAATCGGTACTTTCCACTCTGGAGCCCACTGTGTCATTAGATTGCCTGGAGTGCGCCGGCTCCGCCAGTGCCACGATAGAAGGAATCATTGAGCACGTTCACGATTGTCCGAGCAGTACCTTCGGCATCGATTGCGCCATTGACTGTCAGATTGATCCGAGCAGCGTTCTGAGAATCTGTAAATCCTCCACCGCCCATAGCAGCGAGACGAGCTGCATTCTGTGAATCGGTAAAGCCACCGCCTACGCGAGAAGCTCCTGAAACGGCAGAAGTCACTCCGGCCGATGATGTTGTTGTAGATCCTGTTCCAGTCGAAGCCGTGACACTGGGAACCGAGATTGTAGGAATACTAGCTGCTGAAGTTGTT